TTTGTTTATTAGAATATTTTTTGGTATATTATACTATAGCATACTTATACTTGTAATAATGTCAGTAGGAAATTTAAAGGATTACGGAAACAAAGGAAATAACTTTCCCTGGCAGTTAAAAATGCTACAGGGTATAGATGCAGTAAACAATAGTATTATTGCCGGAAATATTACAAATGTAAATTCAATGGCTACTGATGCATTTGGTAGACAAAGAGTATCTAATCCATTTACTTTATTTGATTCATCTCATAGATATAAAGATAATGGTTTATGGAATACCTCTATTGCTAGTGGTGGATCTGCTATATTTAGTCCAACTGAAGGACTTGTAAATTTAAATGTAGATACAACAAGTGGTTCACAAGTACTAAGAGAAACTGCAAAAGTATTTTCATATCAACCAGGAAAGTCATTGTTGGTGATGAATACATTTGTTATGGCTCCAGCACAAAATAATCTAAGACAAAGAGTAGGTTATTTTGGTAGAGATAACGGTATATATATTCAGTTAAATAATAATACTACAAGTTTTGTAGAGAGAAGTTTATCAACAGGAGTTGTTACAGAAACCGTTGTAAATCAGTCATCATGGAATGTAGACAAGATGGATGGTACTGGTCCGTCTGGTGTTGTATTAAATATTAGTAAAGCTCAGATCTTCTTTATGGATATTGAGTGGTTAGGAGAAGGAACAGTTAGAGTAGGTTTTGTAATTGATGGTGTATTTATTATTTGCCATAAATTTAATCATGCAAACCTTATTACATCTACTTATATTACAACTGCCACACTACCATTAAGATATGAAATAACTAATACCGGAGTTACAGCAACTGCTAGTACATTAAAACAAGTTTGTTCAACTGTACTATCAGAAGGAGGTTATGAGTTAAGGGGGGCGCAACAAGCTATTGGGACACCAATTTTAACACCTAGAACTTTTGCTGCAGCCGGGACATTTTATCCTATGACAGGACTTAGATTGTTATCAACTAGACTAGATGCTGTTGTAATAATTACTGCAGTTTCTATATTAGGTTTAGGTAATGGTAAGAATTATGCATGGAGAATTGTTCAATCAACTACCATAACTGGTGGAACTTGGACACCTGTAGGAGGAGATTCTGGAGTTGAATATAATCTTACCGGCACATCTGTAGCAGGTGGAAGAGTATTAGCACAAGGATATGTAAACTCATCAAATCAAGGATCTCCTAGTATTAACATATTAAAAGAAGCTCTATTTGCTACACAGCTTGAAAGAAATTCTTTTACAGGTGTAGCAAATGAACTAGTTATTGAAATGGCTATTGATGCTATAGGAGGAACTTTAGGAGCATATGTCTCAGTGGATTGGGAAGAAATAAGTAGATAATAAAATAAAAAGATATGTCAGTAGGCAACTTAAAAGATTACGGAAACAAGGGAAATAATTTTCCGTTCCAGTTAAAAGTATTACAAGGAATTGCAAGTATACTAACTGCGATTACTGGAATTACTATCAATGTAGATCCAGAAGCTAAAGCTACTACTATTATTAGAGCAACTACTGCAGGAACTGTAACCGCAGGAAAAAACAGTGTGTCATTTGGTAATGTAGGAGCAGCAAATGCAACTGTAAAAGGAGTAATACTTAAACCCGGAGAAACTATCAATTTTGATGCCGGAGCAATGAATAATACTCTAGATACAATTGCTTATGATGCAACTGGGACAGAGTTATTAATTATCTGGGTAGCATAGTATAAAAAGATATGGTTACTAAATCTAATATATCATTAGTTCTACAATTAGCATTAGTTGCTATTTGTTTGTACTTGTTATTTAAGCCAAGCAAAGAAATATTCCCATCATCTTCTAAAACTATTATAGAAAAAAGAATAGAAGGTAAGGAAACTGTAATTAGAGAAAAAGGTAAATTAATAGATAATAGTAACAAGATTATTTCAGAACTAAATGCAGGTTTATTTGATCTGCATTCTCAGTTAGATTCAGTTAAGAATGCTAAAGATACTTTTAATATTATCCAGATACAGGATACTATGATCCATGTCTTATATAAAAGAGATAAGGAAAAAGATCTTATAATTAAAAACCAAGACACAATTATCCAAGCTCAGAGATATATTATCAACAGTAAGGACACTATTATCACAGCCCAGGCTTTTGATATTAAGAAACTAAAGAGACAAAGAAACATCTCTTTCATACTAAATGGGATACTAACTACAGGATTAATTATAAAATGATGGAAATTTCACAGCTTATACAGTGGGGACTGATTGCAGTAACAGGTGTTCTTGGATACTTTCTTAGAATGATTCATACAGATGTTAGAAACAATACAGAAAGTCTAGGAAAACTAAAAGGAAAAATTGAACTTGTAGAACAAGAATCAAGATTAAAATATCAGGCAATTCAGGAACAGACTCAACTTGAGATTAAAAACTTAGCTAAGAGTGTTTCTGAATTATCTGATGCAGTTAAACAACTAATATTACAAAGATAATGGATACAACAGCAGTAGAAACAACGGCACCAGACTTTGGTGTATTTGGACAACTAGCAGACTACGGTCCTCTAGGATTAGCAGTATTAGCCCTTGGTTATGTAGCTTGGTTATTTATCAAGAGACATCTTGATGATAACAAGAAGATGAAAGAGGAGCTTGAAGAAAAGAAAGTAGTAAAGAGAAAAACTAAGAAATAATGTCATTTGGTCCCTTTGAGGTATTAACACAGTACGGAGTATTAGGCTTTGCTGTCTTAGCACTGGGTTATTTATGCTGGATGTTTTTGAATAAGCTTCTCAAGAGTGAAGAAGAATTAAAAGCAAAAGTAGAAGAGCTGGAAGGTGATTATAGAGATGATCTAGAAAAGAAACTAGAGGAAAGTACTGAGAGCTCAAAAAGTCTAAAAGAAACTGTATTGATGCTATTTGGTAAAACAAAAAAATGAAAAAGAAACTTCTTATAGTTGGAGCATTGTTTATTACCATTGTAGTAATACAAATATTTTCTAGTGGTAATGAGCATGTTGTTGTTGTAAAAGATAACATACAACTTACCGGAGAGAATAAACAACTTACAACAGCAAATAAGAAACTTACTACAAGTGTAAACCAATTAAAAGCTGAAAACCAAGAGTTGACAGAAGATAAAGCTAACCTTGAAAACATGGTTTCAGAAGTAATTGGAGATTTAGATAGTACAAGATCTGTAGTAAAAGATATTAAAAAAGAACTGGCAAATGAAAAGGATATTGTTCGTAAGCAGTCTAGTGGTAAGCAGTTTGAGTTTCAGCCAATCACGCTACCCACTTCAGACGGTGATTGATGGTGACTCTGTTGTCATTCTTACCAAAGCACAGGCTGATACAATCAATGCTATTTTTGATAGCCAGAAAGCTAAGATTGCACAGTTCAAACAAGAAACAAAAGTAAAAGATTCTATTATTTCATTAAGAGATACTTTATTAGTTTTTTACACATCCAAGTACACTGAGTACAGAACCATCATAGAAACTCAGATTGTGCGTGAGGATAAGCTTGATACTATCAGAGGATGGTTGGTTGAAAGAGCAAAAGAAGGAAGTTGGATATACTATTCTTATAGTAATAAGGAAGTAGTAGCTGTAGATCTCTCTGATTATGTTGTCAGAAAAGATGACTATACAGGTGACATTATGTTCTACAAAAGAACAGAAGATTGTCCTAATAATAAAGAAGAAAAAGAACCGCCTGTTGGTTGGCACACTGATATTGTAAAACCAAAAAGACCTAAACTAAATATTTTTAAATTATGAAAAAGTTTTTTAGAGAGTTGATCTCAGACAATAATGAAATCAATGAACAAGCATTTGTAGGAGTTATATCATTCTTTGCAATGGTATTTGTACTAATGACAGATGTAATTACTGGTATTATTGGTAATGAACTAATTATTAAAGAATTTATCTTTGATGGATTCATGTTACTTACATTAGGTGCATTTGGTATCACAACTGCCGGACGCATCATGAGCTTGAAGAACAAAGCAAAGAAAGAAGAAACTTCAGAAGAAGAAGTAGTAGATTAATCATATAAAACAAACACAATGCAATTAAGTAAAAATTTAGCACTTGCAGAAGTAACAAGAAGTGAGACTGCAAAAAGAAGAGGAATTAGCAACATGCCTACACCAGAGCATATTGAGAACTTCAAGAAATTGGCTGAGAACATCTTTCAACCAATCCGTGACCATTTTGGTGCACCTATTCATTTAAGTTCAGGATACCGCTCTGCTGCATTAAATAAAGCAGTAGGAGGAAGTTCTAGTTCACAACATTGTAAAGGTGAAGCTATTGATATTGACATGGATGGTACAGCAATTACCAACAAACAAATCTTTGACTTCATTAAGGCAAACTTAAACTTTGACCAACTTATTTGGGAGTTTGGAACAGATGCCAATCCTGATTGGGTACACGTATCTTATAACTCTGATGGTGCACAACGTAAGCAAATTCTTAAAGCAGTTAAAGCAGGTGGTGCTACTAAATATCTTCCACTTAAATAATAAGTTATGAAGTTCAGAAACGGCTGGGATAGTTATACAAAGCAATGGGATAAGTTTGCAATTAAGTTGAGAGTATCTTTTATTGATGTATTCTCTGTTGAAATTGATATCTCCAGAAGCTTTTACTTACTTACTATCTTAAACTTTACAATTAAAAATAGATAAAATGAAAAATTCAAAAGGACTTAGAGGAGCTACAGATGCTATGGCATATTGTAAATCAATGCAAAAAGGAGGACCAAAACCTATGATCCGTTCTATGAAAAGTTATGAAATGGGTGGTCAATCAGAAACAGCAGCTAATGCTGATTTAGGAAACGATCTTAAAAGAGGTTGGAGAAAAGTTAAAAGAGCTGTTAGAAATGCAGTACATAGTGTAGGAAAAGGTAGTCATACCCCTACATATAGAAAATCTAAATGCGGAGGTCCAGGTAGTTGGTGCTAACTTTAATGAATCCATTAAGATCCAGGTGCTTATAGTGCCTGGATTTTTTATTTAAACAATATACATTTAAACTTATTTTGTATATTTGTTATAAACCAATAAATTAATAGTTATGGAAAACCAACAAGAAAGAGAGTTTACAGCTGAAGAGTTGGCTGCTCAAAAAGAAAACATGCTTCAGTTTTATACTGAGTCATTACCTTATCTAGAAGCACAACTTAAGTATGAAGAAACACTTCTTAAGATTGATGAAGCTAGATTCAAGAGAACTAATATTCAGATGCAATATGCAATGATGGCTCAAGCTCAACAAGAAGCAGAACAAGAATCAGAGCAAGAAGAATCTATTACAGAGCATCCAAAAAGAAAACTTAAAAAAGAATAAATGGCCCTAGTAAATCAAGTTCAGAAAAGGGTTAAAATGCCCAAGTGGGATATTGTTAAATTTCAAATCCTTACTCACTGCTACATAAATAAAATTGCTATGAGTGACTCTGATCTTAATTGCTTGACATTACTTACATTTAATCAGCCTATTGAATTAACACATTTTTGTTATGATGCTTCTGCAGAAGAAGACTGGATTTTTAAATCACCACAGACTGTAAGAAACTGTATTAATAAGGCTGAGAAGAATGGTCTTGTTATTAAAAATAAAAAACTAGTTTCTGTAAATCCAGATTTAAAAATTCAAGCTGAAGGAACTATACTATTAGATTATAAATTTTTAGGAGATGGTTCCCAAGAAAACTAAAGATCTATACAAACAATTAGCAGAGGAACAGAATCTTTCAGAGGCACTTGTGCAAGATGTAGTAGAATATTACTATAAAGCAGTTAAACAAAATATGATAGGTATTGCTCATCCAAGAATTGATATTTCTGGATTAGGTCAATTTATTGTAAAGATATCAACTGTAGAAAGAGGAATTGAAAAGACTGAGAAAGTACTTAAAGTACAAGATGAGAGTACTTTTAGAGGTTATCACTTTAAAAAAGTTTTAGAAGAAAGATTAGTTCTTTTAAAAAATATACAACAGAAAATGTTGGCAGTTAAAGAAGAAAGAAAAAAATTTAGAGAAAAGAAAAATGAAAGCAGCATTAAAAGCAATTTGGGAAAACAAGACTAAAATCATTGAAGGCATTAAAAACTCAGTAATTAGAGATGAGTTTGTAGAAGATGTTGCCCGTATGAGATTTGATGTCTGTGATGAATGTCCTAGTAAAGGAAAGAAATGTGCAGTAAAAGGTACAGCACCATGTTGTAATGAATGTGGTTGCTCATTAGCTTTTAAAACAAGATCTCTTTCTTCCGAATGCCCACTTGGCAAATGGCAAGCAATTGCTACAGAAGAAGAGGAAGATAAACTAGATAATCTTAAAGATTAATATTATGTCTTTTAAATTAAACGTAGGTAATATTTCTAGTTCTAATAATCTTAATATTGGTACTAATCCAAGTTCTAAAATAATTGTTGGTGAATCAAAGATTATTTTTAGTGATCCTAATGATACTTTATCTTCTCATTCTGTTTGGGATACTATAACTTCTAAAGGTGTTAGTTTAAAAGAAACTCTTGACGCACTAAGTGATGAAATAAATACACTTAGAAAAGAAAATAAATTGATGAAGTTAGATTTACTTGCTCTTAAAGGTACATTTAATCAAGAAGAAATAAGTAATATTAAAAAGATGATAATGTCAGAAGATGAGGCTGCAAGAACATTAGCTGATTCTATTATTCAAAATGCCTAATTATGAGTATAGTATTTAATGCAGATGATCACAGTTATGTTAGTGTAGATCCAAATGATCAGATCAAATGGACTAGTGTAACAACATTGATCTCAAGTTTAAAGAAACCTTTTGATGCAAAAAAAGTAGCAGAAAGAGTAACTAAAAGCAAGAGATCAAAATGGTATGGAATTGATCCCAAAACTATTGTACAGATATGGGATAATGAAGCTAATAGAGCTACCACACTTGGTACATTTTATCATAACCAAAGAGAAACTGACTTATGCTCATTAGCATCTATTGAAAGAGAAGGTGTTACTGTTCCAGTATTTAAACCATTTGAAGAACCTAATGGTTTAAAAATTGCTCCTTCACAAAAATTAGATCCAGGCGTGTACCCTGAACATATGGTCTATCTTAAGTCAGCAGGCTTATGTGGCCAATCCGATTTAGTTGAAGTAGTCAATGGTAGAGTAAATATCATTGACTACAAAACTAATAAAGAGATTAAGACAGAATCTTTTAAGAACTGGGAAGGTATGTCAGAAAAAATGCTTGACCCAGTACAGCATTTAGATGACTGCAACTTTAATCACTATGCTTTACAGCTCAGTGTTTATATGTATATTATATTAAAGCATAACCCTAAGTTACAACCAGGTAAGATATTTATTCATCATATTACTTTTGAAACAGATGGTGAAGATCAATATGGATATCCTGTTGCTAAATTAGATGCTAATGGTGAACCTATGGTAAAGGAAGTTATCCCAATGGTAGTTCCTTATCTTTATGATGAGGTTATTGCAGTAATTAACTTTATGAAAGATCACCCACACTTAATTAAAAAGAAGTAATTATGGTATTTTATGAAATAAGAGAAGTCAACCCTAATTATCCAGGTCGTGATAAGATATTGGCTTATAAAGGAATTGTATTATTTAGATATAAAGGTAAGTTATTATGTTATCTTAAGCCTTTAAAGAATAAATCTAAGAGTTGTGAAGATCCTAAAAATCCAGATGTTTATTTACCAACTGGATTTATTGTCTGTAGAAATGAGAGTTTATTATATCATCACCATTATTTAGCTACAGGTTTTATAGATGGTTTAAAGAATATATTAGGTATAAAATCAAAACCAAAAACTGAAAACCCCTTTGCATGATTGTAAGACTATTTGATGTTCAGAATGGTAAAGTAATTCCTACGGAACATTGCTATACTTTAAAGGCACTTAAAGATGTAATGGATAACTATCCAGAAGATTATCTTAAAGTGTATCTATATCTCTTCTATATGACATGTCCTAATCCGGATATGAATCCATTCTTTCACACACCAGAAGTAGATAAAGAACATATTATACTGAAAGAAATAGAAGCAGAATTCTCTACAGAGGATGATGATATACATACTGCTTTGTTATTCTGCCAAAGAATGTATGAGACTCCTACATCTAGAGCATACAAAGGTATGGCATCTATGTTAGATAGATTAGCTAGATATATGGAGACTACAACTATTACTGCAGGTAGAGATGGTAATATTAACTCTCTTGTAGCTGCAGCTAAGAACTTTGACCAGATTAGAGCATCATTTAAAGGAGTATACAAAGATCTTCAAGATGAGCAATCAAGCAAAGTAAGAGGTGGAATTGGAATGGCGTATGACCAATAACTATGAGTGAAATTTATCAAGACATACCAACCTATGACAATGGACAATGGACAACCACAAGTTTTGATTCCAGAGAGGACTTCAACAACTTTATATTTGGAGTTTTCAAAGAACCTGGTAAGTACGGCTTCAATGACACTACTAATAAAATATTTATATCAGAGTCAGATAAGTTCAGAAGAGATGGTGTATATTGCACAGCCCCCTTCAAATCTAAAGACTTTGTAAATTATTGGGATGATCAAAAGCAAAAATGTAGAAAAGGTATAATTGTAAAAGATAGTACTAACACATGGTTTCTTGCAAGAGAGTACTATATGTGGTTAAACTTTTTACCAATTTTTGATAAAGAACTACAAAAATTTGGATTTGCCAAGATACGTGATGCTCAGTATCACATGGCTCTTTATGAGTTACTAGCAGAGTTAAACTACAAACATGTAGGTATTCTAAAGAAACGTCAGATTGCATCTTCTTATTATCATATGGGTAAACTTATAAATCAACAATGGTTTGAAGCAGGGGTTACTCTTAAGATTGGTGCATCACTAAAAGACTATATTAATGAAAAAGGTTCCTGGAAATTTTTACAGGAATATGCCGCATTCTTAAATGAACATACAGCATGGTATAGACCTATGTCTCCAGACAAGGTAATGATGTGGCAACAGAAGATTGAGGTAAGAAAAGGAGATAGAAAAACAGAGGTTGGTCTCAAAGGTACCATACAAGGTATGTCATTTGAGAAAGATCCAACAAATGGTGTAGGGGGTCCGGTAAAATACTTCTTCCATGAGGAAGCTGGTATTGCACCAAAAATGGATCAAACATATGAGTATATGCGCCCAGCCATGAGATCAGGTATGGTTACTACAGGTATGTTCATTGCAGCAGGATCTGTGGGTGACTTGTCTCAATGTGAACCATTAAGAGACATGATCTTGAATCCACTTTCAAAAGATATTTATGCAGTTGAAACTGACCTTATTGATGAGAAAGGTACTATTGGTATGTCAGGATTGTTTATTCCTGAGCAATGGTCAATGCCTCCCTATATTGATGACTTTGGTAACTCTCTTGTAGAAGAAGCTCTTATAGCTCTAGATAAACAATTTGAGCAATGGAAGAAAGAACTTAATCCAGAAGATTATCAGTTAAGGATTTCTCAGCACCCTAGAAACATTAAAGAAGCATTTGCACATAGATCTGTATCATTATTTCCTACACATTTAGTTGCTGCACAGCAAAGAAGAATTGAAGAGAAAGAATATGCTTATGAGTATCTAGATATTTATGCAGATGAAAATGGTAAAGCTGCTGTAAGAAGTACAGAGAAACTACCAATTAGAGAATTTCCAGTACCTAAAAAGTTAGAAGATAAAACAGGAGTACTTGTTGTATGGGAAAGACCAATCAAAGATCCAACCTTTGGTCAGTACTATGCTTCTATTGACCCTGTGTCAGAAGGTAAAACAACAACATCAGAATCACTCTGTTCTATTTATATTATGAAAGCTCCTGTGGAAGTTACTAAAGTAACACTAGGAGAAACAGAAACATACATAGAACCAGATAAGATTGTAGCTGCTTGGTGTGGTAGATTTGATGATATTAATAAAACTCACCAGAGACTAGAGTTAATTATAGAATGGTATAATGCTTGGACAGTAATTGAGAATAACATCTCATTATTTATCCAGTATATGATATCAAGAAAAAAACAAAGATACCTTGTACCTAAGAGTCAGATTATGTTCCTAAAAGATCTAGGTTCTAATGCAAATGTATTCCAGGAGTATGGTTGGAAGAACACTGGTACATTATTTAAAGCACACTTGTTAAGTTATACTATTGAGTACTGTAAAGAAGAACTTGATATAGAAACTAAAACAGATGGTACTGTTGTAAGAACCAAATATGGTATAGAACGTATTCCAGATCCAATGTTGTTAAAAGAAATGCAAGAGTATGCTGATGGAGTCAACGTGGATAGACTTGTATCATTTGCTGCACTAGTAGCATTCATGAGAATACAGCAAGCTAATAGGGGTTATTCTAAAAGAGTTATAATGGACGATGCTTCCAAAAACTTGCAAAAGTCAGAAAATTTGTTTAAATTAAATAGGAGTCCTTTCCGTCATATGGGAGGTGGCTCTAAAGTTGTTAACGGTCAAGTTTTTAAAAGATCTGCTTTTAGAAACCTTAAATAAAGAATATGCAAGTATATAATGCTTTACAACTTAAAAAAGGTGCTAAGGTTGAGCAAAATAGGATGGGTAGTATTACCCAACCATTACAGTTTATTTCATCTAAAGATAAAGATGCAGAATGGGCTGCTTGGAACTTAGACTGGATTGAGTGGCAGGGATTAAAACAAATCCGTAGAAATGCTCGCAGGCTAATGAAGAACTATAAGCTTGCTAAAGGTATCATTGATAGAACAGACTATATTGTAGAAGAAAACAATGAGTACAGTGATATCATAGAAACATTAACTAAAGAAGATGTATCTGCATTAGAACTTAAGTTCTATCCTATCATTCCTAATGTGGTAAATGTACTTGTAGCAGAGTTTGCTAAAAGATCTACTAAACTTACATATAGAGCTGTTGATGAGTTCTCATACAATGAGATGCTAGAACAAAAAAGAAAGATGGTAGAAGAAACTCTTCTTTCTGATGCTCAAGTAAAACTTAGTGCTGCATTATTAGCACAAGGTGCTGACTTTGAATCTGAAGAAGTGCAGCAACAAATGTCTCCTGAAAATTTAAAAACTCTCCCAGAAATTGAATCATTCTTTAAAAAAGACTATAGATCTATGGTAGAAGAATGGGCCACACATCAGCATAAAGTAGATGTGGAAAGATTTAGAATGGATGAGTTAGAAGAAAGAGGTTTTAGAGATTCACTTATTACAGATAGAGAGTTCTGGCATTTTCAAATGAGAGAAGATGATTATGAAGTAGAACTTTGGAATCCTGTAATTACATTCTACCATAAATCTCCTGATGCTAGATATATTTCCCAAGCTCAATGGGTTGGAAAAACTGATATGATGACAGCAGCTGATGTCATTGATAAGTTTGGTTATATTATGGATGAAGAGCAGTTAGCTGCATTAGAAGCTATATACCCTATTAGATCTGCTGGTTATACAACAGGAGGTTATCAGAATGATGGTACATTCTATGATGCTACTAAGTCTCATGATTGGAATACTAACATGCCATCTCTTGCATATAGACAATATACAACAGCAATGGCTGGATCAGTATATGATGGTGGAGATATTATAAACTATATCTTATCTGAAGGAGAAGATTACTATGACCAAGGGGTTGCTTATTTGCTAAGAGTAAGTACTGTATATTGGAAGTCTCAAAGAAAAGTGGGTCACCTTACCAAGGTTACTGAAGAGGGTCAAG